TGTCGTACAAAGGCTGAAGTGCTTTTTGTTGCGCTCCTACCCGGCCAGCGTAAGAACCTGACTCGGCTTTTTCCCGTGCTTCTTGTTCCTTGAGCTTTTGATTGATAAACAAGCCCAACGGATCGTCGGTAGTTGCAGCAACAGAAGGAATTACTGCCTCTTTCTTTGATTCACCAATAGGAACAACCTTACTTAAATCGTCAGCAGCTTTTGTTGGGCCTGCGGGTTTTTTCTCTACGGGCTTTGGCTCGTATTTGCTTGCGGCCATTTGGCTGTATTTGATGGTCGCATCGACAAGCTGCTCATTGGACATGTTGCCCAAAGAAGGCAAAGGAATGCTCCTGTCCCCGCCCATTGAAGCGTAATACGCATCAGCATATTGGTTCTCCAAGCCTTGGCGCATGTCTGCATCGGTGGGAATGCGATCTTGGCTGTTCATGTACATTCCCGCCGCAACTCCCCCAATAGGCAGGCCTACCCCCGCACCGCTGCTTACGTTCCCTGCGTAATTTGTGGCACCTCTTATCGCATCAGTGGTCTTAGGAAACACGTTTGATAGGTGCTGCGTAACAGTAGGGAACTTGACGGTTTGCTCAGCAGTGAACCGGCCCATGTCGCCTCGGACGTTTTCAAAAACAGGCCTAAATGTTGTAGGCGCGTTTTGGGACATCAATCGCCCGCCCAGTGCATTTAGCTCCTGTACGCCCGTAGAGATTTTGTCGCCAAAACGGGTTACGTAGGGAGAAAGAAACTGTGCGGCACGGGTACCTGCATTGACAAACGCACCCACTTGGGCATGCATTGGAGGCATGCCGTCAGGTGTTGGAGGGTAGTCGTCGCCATAGACGCTACCGCCATGTGCGTAGCCCGGAGGAGGGGCTTCAGCCCCCTGCGAAAAAGGGGGAGCACTCTCCATGCCGGGGGGCATGGCTCCTTGTGGGGGCATGGCTCCTTGTGGAGGCATACCGCCCTGCATTGCCATCATTTCTTCTGGGGAGGGCATTGCAGGGGCCCCGCCGGGTGCTCCCATAGGTCCGCCACCTTCCATAGGAGGAGGCATCATTGCAGCGCCTTGCGGCAGCGCACCAATTCCTCCCTGCTGTTGCCCAAGCTGCGTTTGAAGCATCGCCAGCACCTCAGGGGGTGTATTCATGGCGGCCTCTTCTCCTACCATGTCGACTAGCTCTTGGTACCGTGCATCGGTAGAGCGGACATCGCCACGGAGATTGTTCATCAAGATTTCAGGATTTTGAGGGGTACGTGCCATTGGCGGCATCTGCTCGGCAGTGTCCTCTGGAGGCATCTCGTCCTCAAACCCAGCCATGATTCCACTGTTTCGTGCCTCCTTAGACAGAGGCATCGAGAACATGGCGCGTTTCATGATTGCTTGTTGCATTATTAAACTCCAAATCCTTTGGACGCTTGGTTGATGGCCGCACCAGTAGCCAAGAGCCCCGTTCCGAGGCCCGTGATCTGTTGGAATGGGCTAGGCGCTGGCACAGCTTGCTGCGACATAGCCATCTGCGAAGACGGCGCACCTTTGTAGATGTCGGACAAGTAGCTGAGTTGCTGGTAAGGCTCCAAAGCACGTTGTGTGTTGGTTGCGCGAGTTGCATCCAAAACAGCCTGAGCCTGCTTCTGGTTTTGAGCGCCAAGGCCGTACAGAAAGTTGGTGTCGTTCTGGCCAAGCCCTTGGGCCGTCTGGCCCATTGCAGCTTGCTGAACACCCAAATTACCCGACTGAACGCCCAAGGCACCCAAGCCCTGAGCCATAGAGTTGCCAATATTAAATTGATTCGTGGCCAAAGAGCCGATGCCTTGGCCCACGTTGATCATTCGGTTCTGGTCGTTGTTAAATGCGCTCAAAGCTTGCCCGTAGCCTTGGCTGTACAGATCCGTCAACGTCTTAGCACGTTGTTGCTGCAAATTGCGTTCAAGTTCTGCCCGCATCACAGCATTACGGCTACCACCCATTGCACCTGTGGCCGCAGCTTGGGAAGCCAAACCTTGGCGGGCAATCTGGCCCTGCCGGTTCAACTCAAACATGGTGTTTTGCACAACACCTTGTTGAAAGGGATCCATGTACTGCTGCATCATCTGCGGAGTAAAACGCTGACCCGCTTGGTTCATGGCTTCTTGAGCAGCCATGTACTGGTTTCGGGTGTCGGAACCGCGCAGAACATCGGCAGCCTCGCCCATGGTTGCAGCGCCTGCATTTAGGTTTGCCGCGCCTGCACTCAGATACGGCTTATACGCGCCAATGCCTTGTTCACCCAATCGCATTGCGGAAATTTGATTTGGATCCATGCCCGCAATTTGGTAATCGGGCATAAGGTAATTACCTTTTGCCCGATTGGCCGCAGCAGACTCAACCAAGGACTTTCCAGAAGACAAAAGCCCTGTCTTATATGCCTCAATCGCCGGGGCTTCCCGGACTATTTGTTCTGTGGTTTCTGCCATTTCTTATCCCCGTGCTGCGTTGCGTTCAAGATTGTGCATAAGCGCATACATTTTCTTTGCTCCTTCTCGCCGGTCGCCACCGCCAAGACCTCTGACGGCCTTTTCGGTAAATACAAATTCACCGTCAGACAGCATTGCAGGGATGGAATCAGAAGTCGGGGTCCCCGGACCCGATATTTGACCTGTGCGGCGAGGATACCCTCCCGTAGCCAATTCCGCAATACCTCCCATTGCTGCCCTGCGAGGGGCCTGCTGAATGTAGTACTGAGGCATCAAGTTGGTGTACATGTCGTACATGTTATACGGCTGCGCAATACCGCCTTGGGTGTTAGTCATTGCCCCAGTTGGGGGCATGTAGGCGCTCGAACCTTGGCCAAGCACTTGGCGAGTACCGACCTGAGTTTCTTCTGGAGTTACACGTCTGTAATCATATGCCCCGCCCGTGTCGATAACTTGTCCCCTGTCGTCATAGGTGACACCTTCTTGGTTTTGAACGGCATACTTACCGGGGTTTTCCCGAACATCTTTGTACTCGGCCAAAGTCTTGGCGTTCATTTCCTTTTGCAACTCAGTTTCAGGTGGCGGCTTTTGGTCGTAGCCGCCCATCATTCCCGTAACGGCTAAGCCCCCTGCAATTGCAGGGGCGTAGGTACGCATAAACCCTGCCTCGCCTGCGGGAGCAAAGATGTCAAAAGCAGCTTCCCCTGCCTTAAGAAACTCACCTTCACCAAGTTGCCTGCCTGTTTCTTTCATGTTTTGCCAAACCGTGTTGGCTTTTTGGCCTGCTGCATCCGAGTAGTTCGGGTTGTTTTGCAACGGGTTGCCATTGGCATCCACGCCGGAAGAAACCCGAGTAACCGCTGGCGTAGTTCCTTGGTTGGTTGCAAAGTCCATCATTGTTTCATCAAACCGTGCTTGTTGCGCTCCCGTGGGACCGGACGGTGCAGAAGCCGTGTTGCTCATATTACTGGCTTGCGCAGAACCGCTGGCAACCGGTGGAACGCGAACAAGCACATCCTTACCTGCTGCATCCTTAAACACAGCATACGTTTGACCCATATCTCCCCCTACGGTCAATTGACTTCCGGTGCTAGCGTCCGGCACTGGAGTAAGGCCATGAACATCAGTGCCTGCTTCTTCATAAAGCTTTTGAGCAGTCTCATGTAGCACTTCAAGTAATTTACAAGTAGCAGATAACATATCGGAGGCGCGTTGTTCTTTTGCGTTAGGTGAAATGAGAGTATCTTTAAGGTACATCTCAAGACTACCGGGAACTTTAACATCCATCTGACGTAGCTGTTCACTGAGTGAATCATGATGATCAAATAGGTATTCATATACTTCACTAAATAAAGCGTGATATTGAGGGAACTCAGCACCAGTAATATTAAAGTGATATACATGTGTTTTAAAATAACTAATAAAGTTATCTGCAATTAGATTACATAGTTTTGTTTGGCAACTCATTTTCTTTTTCCTTTTCTTCAGGAGGCAGTTTAGGCTGCTCCTTTATTTGTTTACCAAAGATTGCATCCCAATTGCTCTGGTATTTCTGTTCATCTGTAGGTCTACGACCGCTACCTTTACCTGACATAATAGCTCTCTTAGTTATTCCATACGCATAGAGGCTTTAAAATTAGGTTGGGTATAGCTACCCCATCCCATCTCAATTGATAGGGCTTCTAGCTCTAAATCTATTAAGAATGCTTTATCACCATGCAAAGTTTCTTCAGGGGTTAGATTATACTCAGGCATCATGTCTTGTATGTCGTGTTTATTAATCATTTAATTTCTTAAACATTGGCTCAATATCTGATGCCTTTAATTTCTTAGCAAATATTTCTTCCATCTTAGTTTTATTATCAAGCATAAATTGTTTTAATATACTAAGCTCAGTAATAATTAAATCTAATTTATCTACTTTAGATTTAAAATCCTTATTACTATAAGCAGTAAAATCAAGAGTAATTAAACGACTGCAATCACTAATAGATACTTGAGACTCAAAAGCCCAACTCTCTACAGAAGAAATTACTTCAATAGAAGCCATACCCTCAGATTTATTTAAAAACTTTCTTGAGTTATGTTTAATCTTTTTCATATAACCTTTATTTGAATTGGTGCGGCAGAAGGGATTCGAACCCCTGACAAGCGGTGTAGAAGACCGCTGCTCTATCCAACTGAGCTACAGCCGCTTTACTATTAGGCTCCAGCTAATTTTATTGCAGAGTCATTTCATCATAAGGCATTAAGTTATTTACTAAATCATTTACAGTTTCTTCAATTAACAAATACTTAGGATACATCTCATGGAGAACATCTTCTATAAGCTTTATTTGTTGTTTAATTTGTATAAGTGAAATCATCATCTGCATATTTAATTCGTCTTGTGTTAGTGTAGTATTCAATACTAATTTAATTTTATCTTCCATATTAAATTTCACATACTCCACTTGTGCAAGCAAGCATTTGAGCACCTTCTACGTTGTCTCTATCTTCAATAAACAAAGACCAATCAACATTTACCATTTTCATTTTGTGATAGTCCTCTTCACTGCAAGTCTCATATGGCGCTTGTTGGTATGTACCTCCGCTATCAGGTAAAAAGCTGATACCAGTAGCCTCATCAAAGTTTTCATACAACCACGCACCAACCTCCATCCACTCATGATCTTTAACTGAGATAGTTACTGAAGGCTTATGCTCACAGTAATGTCTTTGATAAGCTAACCAGATGTTTAGATGTTGTAATGCAGTAAGATCTTTACGAGTAAATCCGGGAGAATTTTGTGGAAAAGAAAACACAGTAGTGTCATTAGGTTTCATAACACAATCTTCATGAGGCACACCTTGTTCAATAAGAAACTTTGTTAGCGGATCTTTTTTATCCTGACGAATACGCCTGATATAGAATGGAGCATGACCGGGATGAATACCCGAAGATGTTTGTGTTAGCTGACTGGCTGTACCTTCAGGCTTGATAGCTGTGATAGCTGTTGAAGCTGAAACCCCAAGGATTGCAGCCCACTCTTCATTAGTATCTCTGGCAACATCCCTAAGCTTATTAAGTACATACTCAAGAGGTAAACTACCTTCTCCACGAAGAATAGCGTTATCAAAGATACCAGTTAAGGATACACCTAGAAGACGTTCTGACTCAGTATTCTCTTTCCAGATACTACGTAGGTATGGGAAGTTAGTTAGCGTTGACTGCATAGTACCCATGATAGCAGCTAAACGAACTTTGCTTACTAAGTCATCAAGGGTATCTGCTTTGTTTACTACTACTGTAGATAGGTTACAGAATTGGTATGGCTTAAGAATGATTTCTGCACAAGGATTAGTTCCATAGTCAACAGTAGCACTACGGCGACCCCATTTAGCAGCCTGTTTCTGTGAAGCTTCACGGTTAAATACACCACGCTCACCTGAATGGCTGTTATAAATGTCTAACCACTCTTTCATAAACTCACCAATAGCAGGTTTAGAGTTGTATACAGCAGAGTTATTAGCTAAAGCACGTTCACCAAAGTGTTTCCACCATTCGCCTGACTTAGCTGTAGCATGGTCAGTATCAAACAGGTCACCTAAAGAAATCATAGCTGAACGGCGAACACCACCTACAACTACTACTTCACCAATTTTACACATGATATCGTGTGCTTCAATGTTCTTAAGCTTACGACCATTAGCCTTAGTAAACTTTTTAACTGTATAGTTAAACAAAGATACTAATGGTTCAGGGCCACTAGCACGACCACCAAAGACTTTTAGTGGAGCACCTGCTGGACGTACCTTAGATACATCCCATGAAGGGATAAGACCTTTATACAAACAATCAATTAGCTCTTGGTAAGAAGAACACCATCCCTCTTTACTATCTTCTACTACAATCCTGTGATCTGAAGGTTGTAATTGAGGTACAACAGGTAATTGTTGGATATATTGTGACTCACAAGAAAATCCTACGCCTGTACCACATAACAAAATATACATTGCTTCGTCAAACGCCCTTGGATGATCTACAGGCAAGTAACTACAATTATATGCAGCCACATGCGTTCTGTCTAATGCTTCACCAGCAGTCATAATAGAGCGCATAGATGGTAGTGCTTTTAGATTAGTGATGCTATCACCAAGCACATCCCAAATAGGATCAGTATTATCAATTTTATTTATTAATTCTTTTTTAAAGAAAGTTACCCATCGAGTGGCAGACTCATCCCAGTTTTCACGGCGGGAGAGTTCAGGTAGGTATCGAGCGTAACGGGATTTGGCGATTAGGTTTTGGTAAGGGTTCACTTGTTCTTTCTTTTTATAGTTAAAAATACCCCAAGAAAGGGGTAGGGTCTATTAGGTACCGTCTTCTAGTGTTAATTAACAAAAGAAATATTTTGAATTAGCAATCTCGGATAAGTCAAGATTACCTAATTCTGGCTGTTGGAAAGTGAATGATTCTTTATTATCCATAAGGGCTTCTTGAAGGATGTTAAAGAAGTTTTCTACATCGTACTGAGCTATGAAAGTCATCTTAGTTACTTCTTGTAGAAAATCCACTTCTGAAGCGTGTGAGCTAAAGGAGTCGTGTACGGCACCAAAAGAAGCATTGAAGCTAATAATAGTGTTAGCCATATGAGCAGCATCATAGGAATGCACAACATTAGGGCTAATACCCGAGGCAAAACTTCTTCTACACGGTACCCGTTCACCTGTTTCTTTGTTAATAACATCAACTCGTATAACGTGCATGACGCGACCATCTTTATTCCCTTTAATTCCTTTAATAGTCCCACGTTGTTTTCTTTCATGTTGTAAGTAAGCTTTATATATTACAGGGAATCCACTAGGTGTTGTCCAATTTAATACATTACGACCATTATTAAGCTCGTGTTCAGCAATCTTTTGTAGGTACTTAGTTGTTTTAAGTGGGCCAGCACAAACAGTATTGATTGCTTTAATTAAGTTACCAGCTAACTCAGTACATTGTTCTTCAGTGATGCCATACTTAACAGTAAAGCCTTCTACGTGGCAGTCATCATACATATTCTTAGCAATACGTTGTTTACCTGCTGAGTAAGCACGAGTCATAGAACCACGCTTGGCAATGCCTTTACGAATATGTTTCATAGGCATTTGTTTTTCAGCAAACCAGTCAGGCATAACAGAGATAAGTTCTTTAGCTACAGCTACATAGAAGTCTTTCTGGATAGGTGTAGGTACAAGAGACACTAACTCACCTGCTTGTTTGTCCTTAGACATTGCTGCTAGGTGTTGCCATCCGTTATTTGAGCCATCAATAGGTATAGGGAATCCACTCATGTAATCTTGATTCATGATTTTACATTTGTGGTATGATGCTATCTCAACACAGCAAGCTAAAAAGCTATAAGGCTTTTCTGCATCTTGATGTATGTGTTTAGTACGAGCAGACTTAATAATAAATTCTAGGTTATGTTTAACCCACAAAGCACGATCATCAAGGGTCATTTTATCAACAGAAATAGTATCTAAGCCTTCAGAGGTTAAATACTTAATATAGTCTGTTGTCAACCAGGTTATATCTTTAAGCTCTTCAAGTGTATAAGACATATTATAACAAGCAGCAGTATGAACTGACAACCAATAATAACCTCGCTCATCAACCTTCTTCTTATTAGCAAATAGGAATAAAGATCGAGCTAAGTCTGAGCCTTGAAACTCTAGGAAAGATTCTACATAGTATACTCTACCTCGATAGTCACAGGATACTTCTTGATAGAATGTTTTAGACCCTATCATATCAGCCTTCTTTAATACTTGATTGTATTCAAAATATTTACTTAACATTCTCTGTAACTTAGGGTCTTTTTTACCTAAGAACTTAGTACCATCTAAGTTATTAAGTTTCTTTGGGAGATGTATATTCTCATGGTGTATATTGTATACTTGAATCTCACCATTCTCATCAACTAATTCCATTAAATGTTTTGGTTTAGTTTCTTTCATGGCTGATATTACAGCATGGTTTAGCTGCCAAGGCTGCTGTCTTAAAGTTTCAAGAGCATTAATAAATGGTTTATCTAGGTAGCTATGAAACAATTTGCTGTTAGTCCATCCTTTAATAAAAGGTTCTTTAGTTAACGGACTATATAATCCAGCAATAGGTAACAAAGGTTCAAATGAAGTACCAATAAGCGTAGGCTTAATAGAATCATCCATATTAACTATAGAGATTAGATACGGAGCTTTACGACCTTCATACTCACGGAAAATATCTATTAGACCGTCTTGAAGGAACGTTTCAAGGAGAAGATCTCCCAAAGACAAGGTTGTTTTAACGTTTGATTCATCAGCACCGATACTTCTTGCAATTCTTTTCCCGATAAGATCAGATGCGAAGGTGAGTTTAACTGATGCAGAGTGTGTAGCATTCTTGTTACGGATGCAATACTTAAGGAGGGAGTCCCAAGCTTCATTGATAAACCTTTCTAAATCATATTCCCATGTTGAATGATGTGCTAAAAGTCGAGCACCCTCATTATAAATCTTATCAGAGTTGGGGACAACTTTTGATACACGTTCTGTAAGATATTTTAGTGGATTCATTTATTCAAAGTCAACAAAATTAGTGTGCATTAACCGACCAGTTGCAGTGTCATACTTAGTACTACCACAGTCACCAGTAAGGCCAGTGAATCGTGATTTAAGTACACGTAGTTTGATAGTGTTTCTGGCTATATCAGTTGCAGCAATCATATTACGGGAGAAAGCAATGATATCAAAGCTAATTTGTTTGATAGAGCCTGAGCCTTTGATGTCATCGATAGTAGGTAGGTGACCCTCTTCAAAAGGCTTTTCACCTTTACGTAGGTGAGATACAACACCTAACCATACGTTATGTTTTTTACATACCTTAAGTAAGTCAGACATAACTGAGTCAACAGCTTCATTACCTGTTTTACCTTTAGCACCTTCAGATACTGCAATAGTAATATGGTCTAAGATAATATATTTACAACCCATTAAAGCTAGGTGTTCAAGCTTATCTACAAGAGACTCATCACCTACAGAGCCTTGATGGTCTAGTAGTACTAAGCGTTCATCGCCGAATACAGTTTTGAATGCAGCGTATTGTTCTTCTTCAGATACGTTATCCGTATTAAGGTTCTTACGTAACTGCATACCAATAAACTTCTGAGCAGAGTCGCCAATAGATTCTTCTAGTGATACCATACCTACCATGTCAGTAGTTTTGTCTAGGATT